GATCTAAATATTCCTGCTTCCAGAATAATTATTTCTGGACGATTTGGTGAAGAACCTGATGTTGAATACTTCATGCGACTCAAGAGATCATACGAACTGGCAAATCAGGTTTGATTCGAATGGATAATTCGATTAAATTCTTGTATCAGGTATCGAAGAAGGAAATCAATTATTCTGATGTCGGAATAAAACCAATTCCAATGCGTTCCAAACCAATGGTTAAATTAATTACACCTGTAACTTTGCCTTGGAGTATTTCTTGGCAGACTACATTGATTGAACCGCGCTCGGTTGATCCGCAATGGTATTGGAAATATCTTGCATCTCCAGTTCTTCGTTAATCTTTGAAGACTGTCTTGCAAAGGAACTCTACCATTTGTTTTAATTCTCTGACTTCTCGTTTTAATTCGATAACTTCTTTCAAACGATCTTCTCGATACTGATTATAGATTTTTATGTAGGTGTCGCTTTGCCTTCTCATTTCAAGGCCTCCGCACAATCTCCACAAACCCCTTCAACTCCATCGTCAACTGGAAAGGTAAATGCAAGATTATTTCCTAATCTATACTCATGGCAACATCCGCAGATGAAAGAGATCATCGAAGTTCACCAACTTTACAAATACAACTAGTTAATTTCGGTGGTCGGTTCAATGGATGACTTCCGCACGTGCATTTGAAATACATATACCAGAGTTTAGTTTGTCCATCCTCATCTGCAACTGCGTGAGTCTTCCATTTAGTTCGACACCAACTGCACGTGCAACCAATAATCTCTGCTCGATGACTAGGCATTCGTGGCATTTTGGTGCCGCAATCGCAATCGAAGTCGCTCATGCTTCCATCTCCCAGCAAATAGCGCACTTAGGTGTGAGTTGAGGGTTGCATTTGCCATCGATCCTATTCTTTCGATGTGCTTCTGAACCAGTATGGTCTAGATCCTTTAAGAATCTAACCATTGCGGAGGTATCTATTGCCCTCTGAACCCACGCTGAGCGGTTCCCATTAGTGTATTCATCCGCTAATCTGTCAAGATTTCGCTTCGCCTCCAGTGTCAAACTGACCGTTATGATGGTTTTGTCGTCCCTCATGGTCAATGGTACAACTAAGTTATTAATAAACAATCCGAAAGTTAACGCTATAAAGGGGTTAAGTGCATGGGCGGGTGTAGAGGGGGGTGTAGTATAGCACTGTCTGATGGGCTCGCTTCGCTCGCAGAGATAAGAATCCGTAGGGGCAACGAACATGTTCGCTTTGTTTATGTACCGTCAGCCATTGGCAGTGGTATGGCTAACGCGATAACCGGCTCCTTCTTCCTGACTGAAACTGTAACTCTTGCTGCTGCATCTCCCGGCGGCACACGATTATCAGCAACTGTAGATCTCTCAGCATATGTAAATGTCCCTACAGGTCAGGCAATCGCAATATCCGGTGTCGACTTCATTTACCAAACAGGAACAGACTTCGGAACTGATGTTCGTTCTATGCTTGCAGGCAATGGCGCAGTGAGTGTTCAACTTACTGACCTGAACCCGGGAACTACATTTGTACGTGCAGACAATCATTCTTTGATTGCATCAGGTTCTCTTAACATCGATCAACTAAACTGTATTGCAACCCACACTGCTGACCTTTACCCAGATTCATTTGGCGCTGCTGCACAAAGCGAGAGTTTCATGGTGGTTAACGATACCTTGTATCTAACTGCTGGAAACGATCTCTCTGCTGTAGCAGGTGGAATTCTATCTGTAACGGCGCGCATTAGATGCTCTGTAGTCAAACTAAAGCAGGCTGACTGGATCGCAATCGCAATACAATCAACAGCGGAGTCCTGATACCCTTGGCATGTGAAACATGCAAGTTGCTTCAGGAGTTGCTTGAAAGTGCTGGCGTCGATACTGATATTGCTAAACCGATTAGTAGGTTGGCTGCTCCTGTTGAAAAGAAGGTCAAGCGGAAAGCGAGTGCTTACAGTATCAAGTACGGTAAGGCTTTTAAGCGAGTCGCTGGAAAATACAAACTCAAGTCCGGAGCATGGGCTAAGAACGGATTCAAGCGAGCCCAGAAGGAAGCGCATAAAGTAGCCAAGAGGATGAGATAATATGGACGAAAGAAACTTGCGTATAGAAATCCCCCCTTGTTATGTTACCGCGTCTGCAGGAACTGATTATGATGGACTTACTGGTCTTAATGGCTGGGAACAGGTTACAGGGGCTCCTAACATATTATATTGGGAAGGGACCATTGATCTAACAGGATATGCAATGAATAAGAAAACATTCTTTCCCGAATTAGGTTTTATTCAAGAAGGACCGTTTTGGAATTGCTTCGGAGGTTCAGGTCAAACAGTTATCACCATTATATCGAGTATTCCATTAGATCCCGTTCAAGTTTACACTCAAGTTGTTTCAAACAATGGTGGTCCGGGCTTTATCGATCTTAATCTTGTAGCCACAGGAACTAATCAGCAAGATTGGAATACGGTTTTATTTGGTGAGACTCAAGTAAATCTAATCAATGCGAGCCTTCCGCAACTTGGAATTTGTCAACCAATTACAAATAAGCAATTTGGATCATTATCTGCAACTGCAGCAGATACATTATTCTGCATGAAAATAGTTTCTCCAACAACCGTTGCATCTTTAATTGGAGATGATCTAAATATTCCTGCTTCCAGAATAATTATTTCTGGACGATTTGGTGAAGAACCTGATGTTGAATACTTCATGCGACTCAAGAGATCATACGAACTGGCAAATCAGGTTTGATTCGAATGG